AGTTTGGAGTAATGGTGCTGGTTTTGATATTGTTGTTGCAGAGAATGCTTTTAGGCAACTAGATTCTGCAATACCTTGGCCCTTCTATACTATAAGAGACACAAGAACAATCTTTGATCTTTGTAATGTCTCGTTAAAAGATGGTAACTTTGTTACTACTCACAAGGCTGTAGAAGATGCAGAGCATCAAGCAATCGTTGTACAACGTGCATATCAGAAACTAAAACAAGCAGGACTTAAATGAGTATCCAGTCAGACATTGATATCGATTTCGGTGACAGAACTAAGTTACTAAAGTTAATTAAACATGTGCCTGCCGCTATGCGTGAAGTTGATCCAATGAAGAAACATCCGACTGGTGTATACATTACTGATGTTCCATATGACCCTATCAATGATATGTGTAATTTAGATTACAAAGAAGCAGATCAACGAGGCTTCTTTAAACTAGATTTATTAAATGTCAATATTTATAAAGCAGTGACAGATGAATTGCATTTGATAAGTTTAATGTGTGAACCTAATTGGGAAAGATTAAAAGAAAGAAATTTTGTTTCAGTGTTATTACATCTGAATAAGCAGTTTGATCTCATGCAAAAGATGCCTGAGCCTATTGATAGTATACCAAGACTAGCAATGTTTTTAGCTATAATTCGTCCAGCAAAAAGAAATCTTATTGGGCAGACTTATAAAGAGATAAGTAAAACTGTGTGGATTGATAACAATACAGGATACACATTTAAAAAATCTCATGCTGTAGCATATGCACAATTAGTTGTGGTACACATGAACTTATTAGAGGAACAAGATGAGCGAATATGATGATGTCGTAGAACGACAAAGGGTAATAATAGAAGCCGAGAAATGGGCTAAAGGTGTTAAAGGAATACATGCTCATTCTTTAACATCACTGTGGTATGAAACAAACCCAGACAGAACAGGTAATGATTTATCTGTAATAGATATTGAATTTAATGACGGCGTAATCGAAAGAGAGTATATTAAAACAGGTAAGGTAGAATCAATCGGTGAACATCTAACCGGTCAAGCACTTTACGATGAATTTGGAAGGCACAACAGATAATGGAAGAACTTAACTTAACACTACTTAAAGAATCTGATCCTAAATTAAAACAACCATGCGAAGATTGGGACTTTAAGTTAGACGGTGATCCTACTGAACTAATCAAGGCAATGACAAAGGTTATGTTTAACCCTAATCATCCTGGCATCGGTCTAGCGGCACCTCAACTCGGTGTAATGAAAAATATATTCATTATGGGAACTGATGAAAAGTTAATGGCTTTTATTAATCCTAAAATAGATGAACTCAGAGGAGAGCAAAACTTATTTTTAGAAGGTTGCTTAAGTTTCCCTGATCTATGGTTGCATGTACGAAGACATACTGAGTGTATAGTATCGTATTATCAAATCGATGGTGAAGTTGTCAAAGAAAAACATATGGACGGCATACAAGCCCGTGTATTCTTACATGAATACGATCATCTATTAGGTGTAACGTTTGAAGAACGTGTACAAAGTAAACTTAGTTTAGAATTGGCTAAGAAACGCAGAGCAAAAAAGAAACGTCAAATTGCTAAGATGACTAAAAGACTTAGTAAGACCGTTTTACCAGAGTAATAGATTTTCTCTTAACTCTTTTCTTTTGAAAGTCAGTCATACTGACAATAGGTCCGTGCAACATTGTTAACGATTTGTTATTGAATGTTCTTAAGAAAGGTTTAAACATCGACCATTCTGCTTTCAAAAACAAATGAATAGGTATCTGACGATTAGATTCCCACCACCAGACATCACCTAACTCTAAAAACTTTATACGTTTTTCAGCATCAACTATAGCACCATAATCATAGATAGTAGTGACTAGATCATCACGGTTTTGAACAATCCCTACAAAGTCTTGGCCAGCATATTGTAATACTGAAATAAACGGATGTGAGTCAGTCAGTTTTGTGAAAAAGTCTATTGGTTTTTTGTTGTCTGTCATATATGTAAAGTATTTATAAGCCTCAGAAAAATGGTTATATTTCTTGGTTATGATACTCAATGATAAATATATATTATAGGAGATTAGAATTTGTGTCGTACACTACATCAGTATATACATATACAGTCAGACAAACCGTTGTCGTTTTGTCCGGAACAAGCCCGAGGAAATATATGCCAGTTTATTCAAAACCATTAACGTTAAATAAAGGCGTTGATAATCAATTGCAGTTTCAGTTTTTGAATCAAGCACAGAAGCCTGTAGACTTATCATCGATTGCTACTGCCAATCTTCAGATATCCTTCAGGGCTATTAATTCAGATGGTACCGAGGTCCTTCTAAGAAAGGCCCTGACTCCAGTACTTGATGTCAATGGCATCTTTGTTCTAAACACAACAGCCGCTGAAATCGAAGACATTTCAGCACAACAAGCATATTACTCATTAGAATGGCCAAGTGGTAATCTTAACTTACCAGTATTTGTAGATTCTAAAGCAGGTGCAAGAGGTGATCTTAACATAGTAGATTCTGTTCTACCTTCTTTTGTACCATCGCAAACAGTAACTATACCTAGTGATCAAACATTCCCTGCTAATACTGCTAATGCAAACACAGAAGCAGTTACATTTTATTCAAGTGTAATTAATACACAAGACAATCCTGTGTTAACTACATCAATAGATTATGCAAACTATGTCGGCAACGTAACTATACAAGGCTCTACTATTGTTGATTCAAGTTACTATGATATCAATTCATTTAGATATGGCAATGCGGCGAACAGTAATAGTGAATCAGGAACAATTGGATACACTGTCGATGGATATCATCCATTCATTAAACTTAAATTTGAAGCAAATGTGGGTAACATAGTCACTGTTTTGGCAAGATAACTTACCCATCGCACTTGTTTTAACACTCTCTTTCGTGTATAATATCAGTTATGTTTGATATACTCACGGTTATACCCGGCAAAAAGAAAAACACGCAAAGCGGTTGGACATCGTTCAACGCTCCTTGTTGTTCTCATAATGGTCATAACCCTGACAAACGTATGCGTGGTGGAATCAAATCAGACGGAGATGATTGGCAGTTTCATTGTTTCAATTGCAACTTCAAATGTGGCTTCAAATTAGGTAGAGCAATAAGCAAGAAAACAAGATCATTTTTGTCATGGTGTTATATGCCCGATGCAGATATCAACAAGTGGTCATTGCATTCTATTCAGCACAAAGACTTGTTAGATTCTCTCTTACATAAAAAGAAACAAATTAAATTGCCTAAGTTCAAAGAACAAGAAATGCCTGAAGGAGAATTAATTTACACAGCAAACAAAGAGCATCAAGTGTATATTGATTACTTAAACAAAAGAGGGTTACAACATAATGATTACCCTTTCATGGTCAATCCTAAAGCAGAAGGCAGACAAGCACTGGGTATTGTTATCCCATATACATATGAAAACAAAGTCGTTGGTAGTACAATTAGATTCATGGATGATAGAAATCCTAAGTTCATTAACGATCAACAACAGGGTTATGTGTTTGGCACAGACTTACAGAAAGAAGATTGGGAAGTTGTCTTAGTGTTTGAAGGCATCTTTGATGCAATCTCAATGAATGGATTAGCATTAACACATGATACAGTTAATGATAATCAAGTTGCTGTAATTAACAAATTGGGCAAACGTGTTATTGTTGTTCCTGATCAGGACAAAACAGGATTAGGTATATGCGAAAGAGCATTAGAATTAGGTTATGATGTGTCTCTACCCAATTGGTCAGAAGACATTAAAGATGCAAACGATGCAGTAATTAAATATGGTCGTCTGAATACACTACTAAGTATATTAGACGCCGCTACAAACAGTAAAGTCAAAGTAGAAGTTATGAGGAATAAAATTGCTAAAAGAATTTAACGCAGACGTACAAGAATTGTTCTTGCGAATGATGGTAACAAACGCAGAGTTGTTTGTTAGAGTTACTAACATCTTCAATTCTGAAAACTTTGATCGTAGACTAAGACCTGTTGCAGAGTTTATGAGAGAACACTCTACTGATTATAAAGTATTGCCTGACTCAACACAAATTAAAGCAACAACAGGTGAGACAATCGATCCAGTTGCTGATTTAGATGAAGGTCATTATGAATGGTTTATGAATGAGTTTGAATCATTCACTCGTAGACAAGAACTAGAAAGAGCAATCATGGAGTCAGCAGACCTTTTAGATAAAGGTGATTATGATCCTGTTGAGAAGTTAATCAAAGATGCAGTTCAAATATCATTACAAAGAGATTTAGGTATCGATTACTTTGCTGACCCAAGAGGTCGTCTTATGCATTTGAAATCAAGTAACGGTCAAGCATCTACTGGCTGGCCTTGTTTAGATCAAAAACTCTATGGTGGATTCAACAAAGGTGAACTACAAATCTTTGCAGGGGGTTCAGGTTCAGGTAAGTCATTATTCATGCAAAATCTATCTGTCAATTGGGTAGAGCAAGGCTTATCAGGTGTGTACGTCACACTAGAGTTAAGTGAAGAACTATCAGCAATGCGTGTCGATTCAATGTTGACTGATACTAAAACAAAAGAAGTGTTCAGAGACTTGGACAATGTTGAAATGAAAGTAAAGATGAAACAAAAAGCATCTGGAAACTTTCAAATTAAGTATATGCCGGCTCAGTCTACAGTCAATGATCTTAGAGCATTCACTAGAGAACTGCAAATACAAACAGGAAAGAAACTAGACTTTATGTGTGTTGACTATTTGGATTTGTTAATGCCTGTAAGTGCTAAAGTAAGTCCTAGTGACTTGTTTGTTAAAGACAAATATGTATCAGAAGAATTACGTAACTTAGCAAAAGAGTTGGATATAATCTTTGTAACTGCATCACAGTTAAACAGAAGTGCAGTCGAAGAAATCGAATTTGATCACAGTCATATCTCAGGTGGTATCAGTAAGATTAACACAGCAGACAATGTGTTCGGTATCTTTACATCACGTAGCATGAGAGAACGTGGACAGTATCAGATTCAGTTAATGAAGACAAGATCAAGTGCAGGTGTAGGACAAAAAGTCGAACTAGCATTTGATGTTGACACATTACGTATCACAGACCCCGGTACTAATGCTCCAACTCAGAATACAGCACAACCGTCTGCACAATCAATCATGGATAAGTTTAAAACAACATCACAAGTAGGAGCAACTGATCAAGCAGTACATGAACAAGTTGATACACAACAAAAGAAAGTAAATGGTGATGTGCAAAGTACTAAACTCAAGTCATTACTGAACACATTGAAAGACAAATAATATCCATTTTGGTTACCCAAGACTAAATAGTAGTAAGGAATTACACTTATGCAAAAGAAAACAAAGAGCCTGCTAGAAGAACTAGAAAATTTCGGTACTAACCGAGACATTCCGCATATTGTCGAATCACGCGGCAATAATATCATCACTAGTGCTGTTAATCTAATTGAATTTATCCAACGTAATTATGATGATGGTCAGGCTGAACAACTAGAAAAGAAATTACTAAGTGCTATCCGAGGAAGAGACAAGAGTCGTTTTTCAAAAACGATTAAAAAATTTAATGGATAAGTATTTAAATGAAATTCGATGATGTAATAGTAAAAGAAAACTTCTTAGGTGACATAGGCAATAAAATGTTTGGTCGCCAAAAAGGTGGCAACGTTGCTCCTGATCCTAAAGTAATGAAAGGACTTAGTACAGGCGGAGAAGTTACTTACGTAGATAAACTAGCAAAGAAACTCTTTATGGCAGACTTTATGAGTGATGTAATATCATCCATTGATGCAGGCCTTAAGTCAGGACTAATTATTCATCCAAACCCTGTAGACACAGGTGCAGACATCAAAAAGCCGTATGACAAATACAACGAACCTACATATAGAAGGCAAGGCATGCCTGAGCCAAAGTTAAGTCCGGGCCAGAAGCCTGGCAGAATGATAGACCCTAAAACAGGTAAATTCATTAAGGGTAATCAGAGTGGCAGACAATATGCAGAATCTTATATTTCACTAGATAGAATCTTAGAAAGTATAATTGAAAACAACGGCGAAACATCTAATCCAGGTGGCGGCAGACAATTACACGAATTTTTATCAGACTGGTTCGGCCAGTGGATGCAAGGAGTTGAACTTAGTAAAAGTAAAGATGTGTTTAAAGAGATATTCGACAAACTACAAGTAGAATATGATAACTCTCCGAATCCAGAAAAACCAAACATTGATAGAAATATTCTTAAGCAATTAGGCGACGGTGCATGGGCTATATCTTCATCTTCTCCCAAGTCAACTGTACCTAAAGGTGCCGAAAACGCAGACGACGCCGATGGAAGTATTAAAGCAAGTCTTACAGATAAAGTCTCTGGTCAGCAACCAGTGGCACCAGACGCTAAGAAAATAAAAATTCCAGTTGGCACACAAGATACTATGGGCAATAGAAGCTATATATGGAAAGGTGCACAATGGCAAGACGTACAGAGTAAGCAAATGGCTCCGGCACAAGTACAAAAAGCATTAACTCAA